TGATTGGCCCTTCAAAAGTACTACGTCCCATGATAATTCCTTATGCAAAAGTCTCTTGTTAATCGTTGCATCGTGACCCCTGGGCGGGCTGGCAACAAGAGAAAAAATCCCAGACAGTCTTCAATATACACTATTCCTTGGGCATGTCAAGAAGTTTTTTCTTGTTTCTTGCAGCCATCATTTTTGCCTTCCAAACTGGGTCGGCCCATAGTGCTTTAGCTGCGGCTTTCTTAGCGGCTTTAACCTCTTCACGGTTGGCAATTTCTTTGTTGTTCGCAGTTTGTTTAGCAGCATAATCAGGGTCAGCCCACTGAGCTTTAGCTTGCGCACTGGTTTTAGCTTTGGACTCTTCTGTATTACGGGCTTCCTTGATATTTTTAGCCAATGTGTCCCCTTGTGTTTCCCACATCTTTTTAGAGTTGATTGACTTGGATTCAAGCGCTTTTGGGGTATTTTGCGCTTTAGTTTGTGCCGCAATTACTTTGGCACGATATTCTGGGTTTTGCCAATTTATAAGTGTTCCATGCCTATCAACTTCTTTTTCTGCATCACTTTTAATATACCCGCTTGGGCCTTCGCCACCATCAGTTAAATTAAATAGTGTTCCTGTTTTTAAATCTCGCCGCCCGTACAGTTTGATAAGCTCCATTTCTTTGGCAAAAGCTTCTTCTTCGTTTTCAGTTTCAAATACGCGCTCACAAACAGCGACAAAGTTGCGTTGCTTTAAATGTGAAATAAAGTCTTGAAATGGTTTGTTATGAGACCCCCTAGACCAATGCGATAAGTCACGATCTCCTGTACCTTTACCTACGTATACAGGCTGGCCTAGTTTAAGAGGGCGGGGATCACGATAAACATAAACATAAAACATAGTTAACTCCTTTTAGAAGCCTTAACTATATATCAATGGATGACGATTGTCAAATATATTTTCTAAATACTTTTCGAAAACAAGTTACGATACGGGTAACGCATAACGAGATAATAAATACAATACGCCCAATAAAAAAGGCCCCGAAAGGCCTTTTTAAAGGTTAAAACTAATACTAAATTAGTAAGAACCGTAGATTCCGAGAGGATCGGAATAGCCGAAGCTGTAACGCTCACGAGCTTTATAACGTACGTTACCTGTATCGAAGTCTCCATCCATTGAGTTTTGCAATGGTGTACGCTCGAAGTGTTTCATACCATTTGGTACGTCAGTAGTCAAGAACCATGCATTAGGTGCTGTCAAGAAGTGGTTGACAGTATAGCCTTCAGGCACTGAACCATTGTTCTTTAGAGCGTTAATGTCATTGTTGTTTGTACCAACACGCAATTCTGTATCGAGCAAACGGGTTGCAACGAACATCAATGCTGGAGGAACAATCAACTTCTTGGGTCTAGCAGCGATCAAAAGGCCACGCTCGTCTGTCCAAGCAGCAATCTGAATAACAGCATTTTCCAACGCAGTTTCATTCAAATCAGCAGGGGTAGAAGGAGTATTAGCATTTGTACCGCCGTTCACTAGGGGGTGAGCCGTAGAGAACAAAGACACGCCGTCACCACCAACAATAGTAGCATTAAAGCCGTTATTTAAAACAGCCGCTGCTTTAACTTGCTTGGTGTAAGCCATAGCACGGGCCAAGCCTTTGGTATAGCGAGCAGATAGAGAGTCATAGAGGTTGTCCTCAATAGCCTCTTCTGTCAAGCTAAAGCCAAGAGCGATAGTCTCGTGGTTATAGCGAGCTGTCCATGCTTCCTGTGCATTGTCGTAGGAGATGGCAGTGCCCTCACCCTTAACTGGTGCTGCTGAGAAGCCAGACAATTTGGTTTCTTCTTCAAAAGAACGCTCAGAGGTCTCTGTCTCATAGATCTCTTTGTGTTCTTCGCCGTAGCGAGCGTACTCTAGACCGAACAAAGCGTTCAAACCTGGGAGCAACTCTTTCAATAGTTGTGCGCGTGAAATAGCCATTTGTTAGCTCCTTAATTAAACGCCAGCAGTATTGGTCATACCTTGGAATGTTGCATTCCATGTAACCAAAACTTCGGGATAGCCAATGAAAGTTACTGCTGTGCCAGAAGCAAGAGTAACAGCGCTGCTTACAGTCACGGTTGTACCATTCACGTTAGTAACAGAAATATAGTTACCTTGTGCTGAACCTGTGCCTGTGGGGGCAATCAACTGCATACCAGGTTGGATTGCAGAGTTTGAAGCAGTCAATGTCACAGTTGTGCTTGAACCAGAAGTAGAAGCAGTGGCTGAAACGCTAACGGCTGTATCAGGAACGATACCAACGCAACGGAAGGGTAGTGCTGAAGCAATACGAGTATTACCAGAAGTACCAGAGCTAATAACAGCACCAGAGACAGCCATTGCTGAGTCACCAGTAGTGGTGTTACCTGCTGTACCTGTGACGGCATAGAGGTTAGAACCAATAAAGGTTGCGTTAGCATAGCCAACTGTAGAAGCTGTATTGCTCAAAGATGTACCTTGGGCAACCATCACTGCTTTAAACACTGTACGTGGATCATCAACGACATAACCAACTGCGTAGTTAGACACAGTATTGGCAGGCCAGTATTGACCACGAACGATTTGGCTGGATGAATTGGTATATTCAGCGCCAAGGAAAATGCCTAATGTACCTGCAACAGCAGTTCCAGGAGAAGAGGCAGCAGACATGGTAGTGGTAACAATAGTACCACCAGAGAGTTGAACAATGTCACCATTGAACAAAGACGTGCTATAGGCACTGGCAATGGGATACATGCGGGTTGACCCTGCGTAGGGCAATCCACCGAACTCACTGACAGGCTTAAACCCGTAAGGTGCGGGAATGATTGGATAAGCCATTTAGGACTCCTGATTAAATTTAAATACCTTTTCCAAAGGACGTAGAAGACTTTCTCTCTTTAAAGATAGGCATTCTTGGGTCACTTTGACGCATTAAATTGTTATCTACAGCTTCCGTCTGAGCTTGTGTTTGTTTAGCGTAATATTCATCACGCTGCTCAATAAACTCTTCAGGAGTTTTGCAAAGTAACAATCCGCCTATTTCAATGTTGTCTTTATAACGACTTTGAGGGTCGGCTAACAGTCTAAATTTGGGTTGTTCCTCAAGCGCAACAGGCTCCCAACCTTCACGAATCTTTGAAGAAAGATTACGAGGATCAGAAGTATTAAGCGTTGAGACACGAATCCAACGGTATGCAAATCCGGGCTGCTTGTCTGGCTCGGGTAGCAATTCGGGCTGCGACCACTGCTTTGGACGCTCCACAACCGCACGTGTTTCTAGTTCTCTTGTCAATCTATTTTCAGCCATTTTGGGACTCCAGTTTTAGTGCTTCTCTAGCATATTGTTCGGGGGTTAAGCCTAGTTTTTTAGCAATGCTTACTTGACTAGTTCTAAGCTTTATCTTGTTTGAAGATGTGCTTCTAACCGCAGGAGCAACTACAGTGCTAGGTTTAGCACGGGTCGGTTCGGGTTTTTCTTCTTCGAAGTTTTCCGCAAACCTTTTGCGCATTGTTTTGTCTAATGTCGCATAGTATTCATCAGATCCAACTACCACACCATTGCGTTTGAGCTTTTCGTGTAAGCCTAAAGCAGCGGCAGTCATCTCCTCATCTTGTCCAAACCATTGATTGCGTTCTTGCCACGCCATCGCTCTTTGGTCTGGTTTAGGAGGTTGTTGAACCTGCTGTTGTTGAGGTTGTACTTCAATTTCAGGTTCTTGTAAAGTAGGTTTGTAGTTTTTTGCCTGCATTATGCGCAAATTAGCGACTTGCATGGCTTGTTGGGCTTCAATAATGGCATCTGTATCACCAGCGTCATAGGCTTCTTTATAAGCCTTTTTCGCCATTTCCAGCTCCATATTTGCCGCATTTTGCACAGTTGAGACGTATTCTTTCTCGCCTGACGACAATAAACCTTTCATTCGTTTATTTTCATCTAGCAAACGTCTAGCCAGTGTTAAAGCCTCTTGTTGCTCACGTAATGCAGATTCTTTTTCACGGCGCTCATCGTGCCAAACTTTACGCATTTGTTTGAGTTTGACCTTGACATTCTCATCATAAGAATCAAGTTCGTCTTTCTCTAGCTCTTCAACTAGAGGTCTTGGTAGTGGTGTCTTTCCACGATCTTCGGTTGGGGTATCGTCTTCGATTTCAATACTGATATCGTTTTCAGGACTATCTTCAACTTCATCGGGAAATTTAAATTCTTGTTTTTCAAATTCAGGCATTTTGTACTCCTTTATTTACGTCTAATACCACGTGGATCATCTACAACAGCATCTACTGTGTCGTCATAAATAATCCTAAATTCTCTGCCGTGGATAACTAATCTTGCTCCAGCATTTGGCCGAACCAAAATAAAGTCACCTTCTTTGCACCACGGGCCTGTGGGAAATTTGTTTTTATCGCTATAACAATCTGGCCCCATCGCAACCACAAACAAAACAGTCGTTAAGACTTCTTCGTTTCTAATTGTCTCGTCAGATTTAGCTATACCGTTTTCAAATTCCTTTTCTACTTCGGGAATCGCACAAAGAATCTTGTAGCCTGATGGCCTTGGGAGTTGCTTTGCTTTTTCGGCTTCTGTCGCCTCATAGTTGTATGCGCCAACTACTACCGGATTATCGGGGTTTGTACCCAATAGAATTTCATTCATCTGATTCCTCTAAATTTCGTTGCAGGTCTAATGTGTATCCCCTTGCAAAGAGCAGACCCTTGATCTCCCCACAAAGTTTTTTATAGTCCTCAAAATTCTCCACACGCCCTTCGGCCATGTAGTCTTTAATCTGAGAAACTCTTTCGTCAAATTCTTTAATTAAAGTACTGAAGACATCCATTACTCATTACCTCCTGTTGGTGGTTTAGGCATAGCATTTCTGAGTTTTTGTGCCTCAATATTAGCTTCTGTCCTACCTTTGTCGTGGTTTTGTTCCGCAATTTGTTTCTTTCTCTCATGCTCATTGCGAGCTAAAGTTTGAAACTCAGTGCGCCCACGGTCATGGTTTTGGTCAGCAATCTGGGTATTTTTCTGATGAACTTGTTCTGAAATAGTCTTTATAACATCAGCACCAGTTTGCAATAGCCCAAGTTGTTTCTGGTTGCGGGACTGCATCACAGTTTTAAGTGCATCCACTTTTATCTGTTGTGCTTTGAACATAGCATCCGTCTGATCTTTCTGAGCCTTGCGTGCTTGCTCTTGCTGCTTAATCTGCAACTCTTGCATTTGCATCTGTACCAACGGGTCTTGTGCTTGTTGCTGTGCTTGTTGTTGAGCAGCTTGACCTTGATGCTGTTGCAATAGCTGTTGTGCGGCCTGTGCAAGTAGCGGAGCCAACCTAGCTTCCACTTGGGGATCCATATGGATTTCTTCGCCACTCTCATCCTGTTGTGGAGGTAGAGACATACCAAGCTGCTGCTCAATCTGTACACGATACTCAAAGCCTAAGTGCTCACTGATATGAGCCTGCATTGCTGCTTGTAGAGCCTGTGCATTAGGATTGTTCTGCAACAACTGCATGACTTGCGGGTCTTGCATAGCAGACATATGAACCACGATATGTGACTTATGATCTTGATAAGCAAACGCTTTAACGGGCTTGCCCTTGAGCACATTCTGGTTCTCGGATACTGGATCTGTAGGCTTCTGATCCTCATCCATCGGAACCAATTTCTCAGCATTCTTAATGCCCAACACCTCCAACATCTGACGATGTAAGAGCGGCAGGTTATATAACTGGGGAGACTGTTGTGCCAACTGAAGCACAGCTTGATACTGCACAATCTTCTGCGCCATTGTCGAGGCGTTTGGATCGCTAACGGGTATCACATCCACGTCATCATAGTCAGACCGCTTGGCCTTGCGACCACCGCTCTCAGGCTCATAAGAATAGTCTTCTGGGGTATACGCCGCAATAATATTCTTGAGTAGCCCCAACTCTTGCTTCATCGCAAAGTGGATGCGGGCCTGCACTGCACTCATAGTCTTTAGAGTGCGCTCAAGGATAGCCAGCGTAGTACCTACAGGCGCTTGGCTTGACATATCACTAATCTGCAAGTCAGCCGTATTAGCGAACCTTCTACCTTCTTCCACAATGGCTTGTAGTAGAGTCATCAAAGTCTGGCTTGGCTCCTTGTATGGGAGCGGCAACAAGTTATCTTTAATAGTGCCACCAGGGATATCCACATCCCTCCACTCACCTGGAGCGATAGGCGTATCATCATTCTTGACACGCAAGCCTCTGGCCTTGAAGCCACCGGGCAAGTTAGCTAGCGTACCCGCATCTACCAACTGACGAGTCAAGCTTGTACCAGCTTTAGCAAACGCTCCAACCAAGTGGATCAACCCAAATGCATAGAACCCAAACCCAGGAATGTAAGGGTAGTGGACATAGTGACTGCGCTTAGTGCACTGCTCATCGTCTGGCTCCCAGTTGCGCCGTATCGCCAACACCTTCTGACTGCCCTTCTCAACAGTCACAATATAGGGCAGCTTGATCCCAGTCTGGTTGCCTTCCTCATCCTCGTGCTCGTAACCTTCCAAGTCAAGGTCAACATTAATCTCAAGTATCTTATAGCGACTATCTGTTGTAGCCCTAAAGCCCATCTTCTCTGCTATCTTTTTCTCAACCTCATCGAGCGTATTGTTTGGCTCACCTAGGTCAATGTCTAGGTAGAACCCAGCCACCTGCAAC